GTCATGTACGCTCACGGGCAAAGCACGAGCTTCTTGTTTGAGAACAACGATTGCCGTGGCGGCGGTAGAGGTGGAATGCAAAATCGGCCAGATGCCCTGCCGTATGGCGAGCCTGCCACGGAGCCGCGTCCCACCGCGCGGGTCATGCTGCGAGGCAACTACTATCCGGCTGACCCCGGCACCAACGATATTGGTAGCGGCGGGCAGTCCATGGGTCTCTGGTCGGCATTGGGAGGAGCGTACGTCTACGACAACGACATGGAGAACTTCCCGTTCACCGCGCTCATGTGCTCTGGGCAGGCATCACAATCGAACTATCCAACCCGGACTGGGAACCAGATTCCGTTCTTGCACCTTGCCGGGAACAGGTTCGCTCCAGGGCCGCAGACGCAGCGAGCCACGCTCAACCTGTCGAGTATTGACACGCTGCACATCTATGGCGACAACGAAATCTCTGGTCGGAACACGTTCGACGCTTTCTGGAACTACGAGCGCAACGGCACGATGATCGAAAGGGTACTCATCCACGCAGATCAAGTACCCTCGTGGATGCACGCCACAAAGCACTATCTCCCTGAAACAGATGCAAGCATCCCGTACACCACTATTGAACTGATCAATATGCTCAGTAGCCCAGCGCCCTTCTGATGCAGAAAGACCTGATCACTGGCGTACCTGATCAAGTTACCGGGGGCGTCGTCGGTATGGCGATCCTCTGGTTCCTTATGAGGATCTTTGCACCATATGCCATCCGTATGATGGAGTGGCGTGACAAGGCCCTGGCACAGTCAGTCGAGAATGACATGGCCCGTATCGCTGACTTGGCGAAGGGGCTTGAGCAGAAGAACCAAGAGCTTGTACTGCTGACGTACAAGAATGGCAACCTGAAGTCGATTATCGCCAGGTACGAAGCCCAGTACGGCGAGCTGACTCCCGATGGCCATGTGCCTCACCACGAACACCCACCAACCCCTCACAAGACCGATGTTCCACCCACCACAGACTGACCTAGAGGCAAGCATTCTGCAACAGAAGCAGAATCGACTCCAGATGGCTCTCCACTTGGCAGCAGCCTACATCTCGAAAGAGCCTAATGGCCTCTCCCGGCCCGAGGAAGTGGCAGGAGATCTCATCGACCTTGCTGATGCGCTCCTTCGACGCAATGAGGACCTAGAGCTTCCCGGTGAAGCCATCGCTGTCCGTATGCAGGCCGCACTGGACAAGATGGGCGACCTTGAGAAGGCGATGATGTCCGACAACCCGATGGTCATCCCCGATGATGACGATGAGGACGATGATGAGGAAGACGAGGAAGACGAGGCTGAGTTTCCTCCGGAGGTATGAGGACTTCTCTCTACATCGCTTGCGAGGATTGCAAGAAGCTCACCTTTGCAGCCTCGTCGAAGCGTTGGGATGGGACAAAGCCACTCATGGGGTCACACTTCAACGATATTCCCCGACCCGGCCCGCACCACGAAGAGTTCCTTTGGCGACACCATGGACATGCCTTGCGGTTCATCCGTGAAGATCTGCTCGACACCTATAATAAGGAGTATTGTGAAGAGGAGTTCCCCGACGAGGTCTAAGAACGAGCCCCGCGTACACCATTACGGCTTGGACGCGGGGCTCGCCTAGATGATCACCTCCTACAGGATGACTCGAAGAAGCTGATCGACGGCAGCTTGAACCTCACTGGCTTGGGGCGGGGTGGGACCAAAGTTGACCGACCGGATGCCTCGACCCTCCTCGATGGCAATCTGAAGGCAACGGAGCACCACCTCCTTGATGTTGAAGTCAGTCGCACGTACCGCCCAGATCTCCTGGTCCACATACAGGCGGTAGGCAATGTCGTTGGGGGTATTGCTGCCCCCTTTGCCCAGGATCGCCGCTTGCTCTATAACAAAGGCCTGGCTCGTCGGGTTGTAGTTGATCCTGATCTGTCCTGTGTCTGGTGGGTCATACATACTAGAGGTCGAGTTGGAGAAGGGAGTCAGACCCAAGGTCTTCTGTGGAGGTCCACATGTCCCCATCGGGCATAACTATCCCACGGTCATTGAAGGCTTCCTGGGCGAGTCGCTGTTGCTCCCTCAGTTCGTCGTGGGCATTCACACCCATGTGTCGATTGAAGAAGGCCACACCCATGGCCAGACAGTCAAGTCTGTCGTCGTGAGGCAGGCACCCTCGCTCATCCGTGAGGTGAGTCAACTGATAGAACAGTTGTCGATCCCTCGTCTTAGTATCCGAGTCTCCCCGGTGGGGAACCCTGTCTGAAGTAGGTATAGTCTCATGAAATATAATACGATGACTCTCAAGCACTGGCGAAAGTGTGTCGATGATACGACGCTCCTTCACCGCGGAGTGCTTGACCTCTTCGATGGAGCAGGGGTAGATCTTCTGGAGGACTGGCTGGAGAAGGCGGGAGAACATACCGTCTCCGTAGTTCGCCTCAACAACGATCTTGGTGGCCTTGACACGCTTTGCTTCTTCAGCGATCGAACGAAGGGTAGCATCCTCGTATCCATCTGGAGATCCGAAGACCCGGTGAACGAAGATGAAGCCAGCGTTCACACTCATGGACACGATGGAAGTTTCGTCCGCACCTCGACCAGAGGGGTCAACTGCGACGATCGTGTCATCTGGTGTAACCCAGTCACCTATGGTGTCCGCAGGTCGGTAGAAGCCGTCTCCCTGCATCCCCGGAGACTCAACATCTGGGAGCTTGAACTGGTGGTGGTTCGAGTGAACGTAGACCTGCCGGACTTTATCCACCATGAACGGGGCGAACATCGCGTCTCTGATCTTCAACGGATACTTCTCAGCATCCGAGAGAGCGGTAGAGAGCAGGAACTGTAGGGCGAACCCTAGGCTTCCGTACATCCGCTTACGGACCTCGAAGTCACTCCTCGGGAAGCGGCTGGGCTCCGTAGGTGTGAACTCAGGCTCACCGTCATCGACCATCTTCTGGATGCTCGGAGCCAAGCAGCCCCTGTAGCCCAGTATGATCTCCTTCGAGGGGATGTGGACGGGCCAGATACGGGGCTGGTAGCCTGCCTCTTCGAGCCTGAGATAGACCGTATCCATGCTCTGGGGAGTGCCCAGTACGCGGATACGAGGGACGATGCCCATCAGCTCAGACTTCGGCAGGATAACGGCCTCGATCTCATCCAGGGTCGTCTTCAGCTTCTCCCTCTGAGAGGGCGTACCAGAGTTCGCAGGCACCTCTACGTCGTCGAGGATGATACAGGACCCACGGGAGCCCGACATCTGTCCTGTGACGCCCACGGCCTTTACAGAGGGGCTGTGAGCAGGGGTGCAACAACCGAAGTCGAAGGCCACATTGGAGTCACGGTCACCTCTCCGGGGGTTCGGTTTGAGGTGATGGAAGATCGGGATGTCGTTGATGAGCCTCTTGGTGAACTGCACGAAGGCATCTGCCCGGTCCTTGGAGGCCGAGATGACCAGGATCTTCTCATCGGGGTTCTCGATGCCCAGGAAGCAGGCATACGCAGAGCACAGGTAGGACTTACCCATGCCCCGGAAAGCCCACATCTGGCTCCTGTCAGGGCCATACTGAAGCCAATCACATGCCTCACGTTGTACCGGGGTCAACGGGGGTAGTCCGAGGTACTGCCATACGATCTCTGCTACTGCAGCGAACCGGCTGAGAGGGTTATGATTGGCTTCTGAGGTCATGCTTGGTATGGCTGGAGGGACTCGACGGGGATCTTCGTGAGATCCACACCGAAGGCATCACCGATGGGGACACCGCGAGTGTCGAGGGCACCGGACTTCTGGACACCCGCGATGCTCGGGGGCTGGTAGTTGGCCGACGCCAAGAACTTGCGGGCCACCTCGATGTCACCTGCGGATGCCGTGGGGTTGGTGAGGAGCTTCAGGATGTTCGCCAGAACGAGGTCGTAGATCCGATGCAGTTTGTCTTCCTGCTGGACGGCTTCTTCGATCTCCCTAGCGACGACCTCTTCGTAGTCTACACCGTCCATTCAAGCCCCAGGGCGGCGGCTGAAGCCAGCGCAATGACCCATAGGAGTCTAAGCTGCTTCTGGATGGTTGCGTTATCACGCTCCAAGTTGAGGAGCCTTTCGTTGGTAGTCATTATTGAGGGATCTCCCTGATGAAGACACGGAAGGGTGAGGAGGCTACGGTCTCTCCGACGTTACCGTTACCCGACAGTCGGAGGTTCACCGGCTGGGTGTTCGCGTTGTCGAGGTAGGCGTAGAGATTGATGGGGACAGTCAGGGCCTGTGGGTCGAACCCACCAGCATGGGCCACTCCGTAACCCAGAGGCAGGTATGGGATCATGTCGAAGACTGTCACTCCAGTGTCGTCGGTGAGGGCACCAGACACGCCAAACTGGTTTAGTCCGCTTCCAGTCGTCAAGTTCCTGACAGCACCCTCAACGAAGACTTCGAACTTCCCACGGGGCACCAGGATGTCGAAGGTGTTGGGATCAAGGCTGATCTCGCCCGCATCCGGCTCAAGGAAAGCGGCGACCTCTTCAAGGGGCATGCGGGTCGTCGGACGCCCATCCCAGTCGATGTCACCGATCCCACCGTTGACCAGCGGGTAGCCACCGAATGGGTCTAGAGCGCCGCCTCCCGTAGGCTGCAATGGCACCTGATACACCTTGAAGGCACCTGCCACAGCACCGATGGTGTAAATAGCACCTCCACCCCCGCCGCCCCGGATACGGATACCCTTACCGATGTCGTCAGCGACGGGCTCAGGGAGGATCCCTTCACCAGCCAACTGGTTATCCACGTAGCCCTTTGAGGCGGCATCGTCAGCATCGACAGCCGCACCGAGGTTCTTGAGGACCTTCGTACCAGCATCCCAGAAGGTCTGAGTGGGGTCGATAGGTAGCCCTGAGCCTCCTCCACCCGTCACTGAAAGCTCCTGTAGAGCGAACAGTAGTTGGTTAGAGAGTGTGATCAGTTCGTCCCTTCGGATGGGCGTCGGAGCCTGGAACTGCACCAGTAGCTCATCCGTGGGGGTGGCCCTGGTGATCTGAATCCGAGCCCCCGCAAGGACACTGACACTGACATCCAGTTCCAGGGTATCACCCCCGGTGACCGTCCAGTCAGCAGTCGGGACCAGCACTTCGTCCATAAGGACAGACAGGTGGGCCTCGCGGATGAACGGGAACGGGATGGCGTAGGTCCGTAGACCAGCGGTTGCGACGTATGTTACGGAAGTCATTACAGTGTCAGGTTGCTGGGACGACCCTCTTTACGGAGCTTCCGCTCGCGGGCCTTGTTCTTGACGGCAGAGCGGAGGGACGGTCTTTCCTGTAGGGTCTTCTCCCACGCAGCCTTGCGGTAGCGTCGAAGGACCTTGTTGAGTTCTGAGATACGAGGACTGCGGTCACCTTCTGCGGTGTCGTCGGGGTCCAGCTTCTGGTACTTGGCACTCTTGATCGTCTTGCGGAGAGCCTGTCGGAGGTCAAGGCCCCTAATACGGACCTCCCCTGACAGCTCGTAGAAGCGATCGTAGGCGTCCTGGTTGCCCACCTTGAAGTCATCAGAGAGTAGATCGACACCAGCACGGGTCGTCGTGGGCTCAGAGAAGCCATAGGCAAACCTAGCCATCTCACGCTCCACCACAGCGTCCTTCACCTTGGTGACACGGATAGGCACGAGGGCCTCCCAGACGGGACTATCGTGCTTCATGACCTTACCGAGGAGATCCCGGCGTGGGGCCATGCCTTGACTGTACCCAGGGATACGGCTACGGACCCTGTCCGTGGCAGTACGGATCTCCTGGAGATCGGGGTCCAGGATGCGCTCCGTGTTGGCCACGATGGTAGGCACGAAGGAACCCCCAACTGCACCCAGGATCCTCTCACCGTTCTTATCGGGATCCGTGACGAGGTCCAGGACGTTCGTGAGGCCCTGCGCGTAGGTCTTCGAGGTGAGGTTCTGGGCCACCGAGGCAACAGTAGCCAGGCTCAACGTCTGGAACCCTCGACCAGCGCCTTCACCATCTGCGTTCTCCTGCAGGTACTCAGCCATATCAACGGTGATACCCAGCACGGACGCAATGGGGTCCAGTCGGGAGTACGAGATGTACTTGCCGTTGACCTTGATCGAGAAGGGCTCCCACCCGGCAGCCTTCATGGCCTTACGGACATCGGGGTCGGTGGGACCAGAGCCAGTGATCTGTGGCAGACCATCCTCGTCCGGCTCAAGGGCAGCCAGGGAATAGATCGAACTCATCGTGCCGATACCCATAGCGATCCGTGTGCGGGCCTGTGCTCGCACTGCGGGCTCCGGCGAAGCCAACATACGTTGGAGCCTCAGGCCGGACTCGGTGGACCGTGGGAGGTCCATACCGAACATCTTGCCGAACATGCGACCACCCTCGACGATGGTACCGAGCATGGCACCAACCGAGTGGTCCCACCCGTAGTCCGCGATGTTCACCGGGGTCCTGACGAAGGGCATCAGGAACTTCAGTTCAGGGTTCCG